AACCTTTACCTAATATATATCATAGTTTTACACATATCGTCAACAATATAACGAATAAAATGTGTGTTTGGTTCGACTATTATTATAGCAGGTGTTTTTGTATCAAATTTATCCAAACACCAATTGCGTCTACTACAACAAAATAAAAAGATAATGCACACAACCAATACATTTTTTGACGAATAAAAAATATCATACTTAATAGATTGACGATTGTAAATACAACAAACCCCCAACCAATTAAATCAGGAAAAGGAAGAATTGCACCTCCCATCATCCCCAATACTGCTATTGCTATTTCGAATTTTTTGTTGTGTTTGTCTTTTGCCATTTGGAAAATCCAAGAGTATTAAGTTCTTCAAGCAACTCATCGGATACTTCTATTCCTTTTTTGTGAACTTTCAATGAAGTATTATACTCCAATTCACCTGGCACTAAAATTTCGTCTGTATCTTTAGCAGTTTTGCTTGATTTGATTTCACGCATTACATCCCCAACATTTTTCTTGAAAGTTTTTATATCTGTAAAGTTTTCAGGATCAATGCAAATAAAGAAATGTCCAATGTCATAATTAGGATTCTGAGTATCCCCTTCGTATAAACCACTTAATTGACTCATACAAGCACCACTTTGAAAAGCAGAACACATTAATTCAATTGCAATTGATAATCCAGAACCCTTATGCCCTCCAATTGGTGTTAATGCGGCTATGCCCTTCTTTAACCACCTCAGTGATCTTTCAAATGTCAAATTTTCATTTTCTGAAACAATCGCACAATTTGGTACATAATTATCAGGTGTTTTTCTTGCCATTACTTCCAAATCACCTCTTTGATAAACTGATGTTGCACAATCAATACTAAATGGATAGTTTTCATCAGACGGAAATGCTATTGCATATGGATTCGTACCCATCTTGGGTTCTACTCCACCATAAGGAGCAACTGCCGGACGAGCATTCGTAAAACTCATTCCTACCAAATTTTGGGTAGTTGCGTATCGTGAATAGTAACTTGCAATTCCATAATGCGATGAATTTTTCACCGCAACACAACTTATACCATGTTGTTGTGTTTTGGTGATTGCCTGATTTATTGCATACTTACCGACAATTTGACCCAATGCATTATGACCATCAATTGTAACGCAAGATTTATTGTCACGAACTATTTCTGGTGTTGCATTCACATCTATTACTTTATCTTTAATTCTTTTTATGTAATAACCAAGTCTACTTAATCCGTGGGTAGTGAAACCCAATTCATCTCCACTTAATAATACATCTGCACAAATATTTGAGTATTTTGAAGGCACACCATTTTTTTCAAATGCCCACTTCGCAAACTCGAATCCTTCTTTAAATTTAATATTCATTTTGTTTTTCCAGATGCTTCTCGTTTCTCTCTTGCCTTTCTCACTTTTCTACGAACATATGGTTTTAAAAAATAATGACCTATGAATCCTTTGATTGTTGGTTTTCCGAGTTTTACCCTCATTTTATTTTCGTACCGAGTCATTGGACAATCCAACACTCTCGAAAAAGAAATTAAAGCAATAAAAGAACATAATGGTAAACATACATACCACGGAAATCCATAAGGAGTAAATCCTTGAAATGCTAAAATAAAGAATGCACAAAAATTACCAATCACAACCATCCAATGCAATAAAACAACTATCAGTAGTTTTAAATGCTTCAATGGATTTGTAGGCAAAAACTTTAGAAACCTTTTTTCGTCTGAGGGTTCTGTTATGTTTTCTTTTTGATCCATATAAAATAAATATAAAAACTATTTTATTTTATTTTTCTAAATTATCTAAATTTTGTTTGATCCAGTGAGAATGCCATTGGTTCTTATGATTCATGATCCACGAACGTCGTGCTTTATCAACTCCAATATCAGTGCCTTCTTTTTCAGACTCTAACCATTTATGGACATTTATTTCTTCATTTTCGTCTACTACATGACGATAATACAAACTTTTTTCGTATAATTCCTTATCGTAATCCACATACATATATATGTATCTATTATCAAAAATCGTCAACTAATGCAGATTCATCCTGATAATCAATGACTCTAGTTTCAAAAAAGTTCTTTTGTTTGCGAATGTCAATAACCTCACTTAACCAAGGAAACGGATTATTGTCACTATCATAACGAAATTTCATATTAAGATTTTCCAATCTACGATTTGCGATAAACTGCATATACTCAACAAACATACTTGAATTCAGACCAAGAATTCCACGTGGAAGCACATCCTGTGCATATTGAATTTCAAGTTCAACTGCTTGCTTTAACACATCAGTCAATTCTTGTTCAAATGAGTCATCCATTATATCTGTATATTGCTCTCTTAGTTTATTAAGAAGATTCGTTCCAAATTTAATGTGAATACTTTCATCACGAAGTGTGTATTGAATTTGTTCCGCAATTCCAGGTATTTTATCACTCAAAGCAAGAAGCATTGCAAATCCACTGAAAAAGAATGTTCCTTCGCACACAACCCAATATGTAAATGCAGCCTTGTATAATTCTCTTCGACCTTGTTTTGTTGATGTATCAATTTCAGCATCATTGAGTCCACCCGTTACTTTCATAAGAAAATCATCTTTTGCTTTAATAGAAGGCACGGTTTGATATGCTTCGTATACCTCACCAATATCTAAATCAAGACTATCGCAAATGTAAACTACAGTATGATTGTGTAAACACTCTTCGTACATCTGCCTTGCCATATATTGACGGCACTCAGGGTCAGTAATGTACTTTGATAATGTCATCAAATTATTTGCTACCAAACTTTCACTACCTGCAAAGAAACCAAGACATCTCTTGATCACCAATCGTTCATCTTCACTCAAAGATGCTTCAGGAGCAGATTTCCAATTCTGCACATCTTTTGTCATCGGCACATCAGTAGGAACCCAGTTATTTTTCACACCCTGTTCATACAGATCCCATGCCCATTTATGTTTATGAGGAAGAATTTGATTTACTCCCTCTGTTTCATTACCTAATAATTCTCCAGTTTTCATATCAATATATATAACGATTTAATTTCAAATAAAGTTTATAAAGAATTCATATTTTGTTTTTTCAAACGAAATACTAACATTGCAAGTATACCCAAAATAACAAACGGAATCAAATAAAAATAATAATTAGTTTCATCATCAACATCAGTTGATTGTTCTGTATATGTAGTTTCAATTACAGTTGTAGTTGGTATATTGGAAGTTTCTTTCTCTGTATCATTTAAAAGGAAGTCAGTTCTTTCAATGGTTTGTTTGGGAACTCCGAGTTCTCCTGAATTATTCCATTTTAATATTTTATTTTTTACTCCACATGATGATAATAGTAGAGTAGTTACAAGTATAATGTATTTCATAATATTTCTCCTTTAGTATAGAAGAAATATATCATATATAAGTTTTGTTGTAAAGTAATTAAATTATTTTTTAGTGTGACATTTACAATCACATTTTTTGCTATCATCACAACAAGAAATAAAAAAGCATTTTATTTTACACAATAGTTTTTTTAACAATTCCATTATAATAAATATTATAGACTCCCAAATTTATTGACACCCGCACGAATAAAAGTGAGTTTAACAAACTCTTCAAAAAAGAAAACATATGCAGGGCCATCGTAATTTTCTCTTGCTATTTCAATTTCTTTCTCGTATATTTTCATCCACTTTGTACATTCATTGTATGTATATTGATCAACATCATTTTGTTTTAAATTAAAACGATGTATCAACATAGCAAGATTCAACTCATCTTTTGTTAATGTTCCATATCTGCGAATGTCTTTATTAAATTCCTCTTTTAACAATTTATTTTTTTGATATTCGTCATATGATTTTTGAAGAACAGGATTAATTAAATTCTGCCAACCTTCAAATTTTTTATTCAGAGGTGGTGCTTTTATATACCCATCACCCTCGGCACATGAAGTAACCAAGGGTGATAATAAAATAAAATATGTAACAATTAAAAACCTAACAAAAAATTGCATTATCTATGCTCAATTCTGTAAGGATTCATTCCGTCAAATGGCATAATCTTTAATTCTTTTTCAAACTCGTCAGATTTATCAAATCCATTTAACAATTTATCATCAAATTTATACTCAGTTTTAATTCTATAAGGAAATGTAGACTTTGCACCGTACTCATCCTCATCTTCATCTTCATCCTTGCGAATAACACCTGTATCTTCGATTTGCATACTTAAAATTTCTTCCATAGGAGGCATTTCAACTTTAGGATCAATTGCCCACATAATATCATTCTTTTCTGCCCAACGAATCATTCTACGCACAGGAACCATTAAATTAAATCCTTCACCCGCACCACGCACAATCATGCCAACATATTGTCCATTTTGCAAATAAACTCCACCACCAGAACTTCCTGGAAAAGCAGTAACGGTTGTTTGATCATATTCAAACTTATCAAGAGTTCTTCCGACTTGTGAAATAATTCCGGTTGTCATTGAATTTGCACCCATTTGACCAAGCAACGAACCAACATGAAATAAATCAGTTCCAATTGGAATGATTCTATCATTTTCTTCTTTAAGATAAAAATCAACCCCGTCTTTTGCATAATCCTTTGCACGAACCATTAGAAGTGCCAAATCATGACCATCTTCAGCATTTGAATACTTGATGATCTTAGCATCCATTTTCATTTCACCAACTCTACGACCTTTTTCTACAAGTTCCTTCACAATTGATGCGTCATCAAACTCAACAATTTTTACAGGAGCACCACCTTCAATAACACTACGAACTTTGCGAAGATTGTCTACAACGTGAGCAGCCGTCCAAACAAATGTAACTTTTTTTCCGTCAACTTCACGAATAATCATTGCACCAGAACCTTCTGAACTACTATATCGTGCTTTTGCTTTAATTGTAACAGAAACATCTTGCAAGTGATCCGCAACTTCCCTTAATTGTTTGTAATTTGGTGCTCCGAAAATAACATTGACGGAAATTGCCATAAAGGCCACGATTGCGAAAATCTTGCTTGAATTCATTTATTTACCCTCCTGGGTTGATTGATTAATAATATATCTATATATATTACCCCACCGAGGGTTTTTAGTCAATTACATTAAATTATTGACAACTTTCGCAAACTTCACCACGCATTTTTGCTTCTAAACTGCACAATGATGCAGACGGTTCACCCTCAGTTTGCTCGGTAGGTTTTTCTGAACTATGTTCTTCTACATTGACCCCTGTACTTTTTTCAATAGCACTTGCAGCCAGATTACGAAGATAGTAAGTTGTTTTCAAACCACTTCTCCATGCGTGAAAATAAACGTCGTTAAGAAACTTCATGCTACTTTTGTCGTTGTAAAGATTTAGACTTTGTCCTTGGTCAATCCACTTTTGACGAGAAGCCGCACAATCAATAAGTTTGAATTGATCTTGTTGGAATGCAGTTTTATACTTCTCTTTGATCCAAGGTGGAATTGCTCCATTTAGTTTCTGTAAATCTCCGTCTACACTTTTAACAAGATTACTAAGTTCTTTTGTCCACAATCCTTCTGCTTTCATATCATTTACAAAATATTCATTCATCATTGTGAATTCACCACTTAATGTAGAGTATACGAAAATAACTCCGAAGTTTGGTTCAATGCTTTGTGAACATCCTGCAATGTAACTGATTGTTGCAGTCGGTGCGATTGCCATTGTATTAGAATTACGCATTCCTTGTTTAGCAACTTTCTTTTTGAGTTTGTCCCAATCTTTTCTAAGTTCAACTTCATCAGAATTTCCACGAAGTTTCATAACTTGTTTCCAAGTATCAATTGGAAATGTTCCTTGACTCCAAAGACTTCCTGAATATGAACTATAAGTTTCACGATCAAGTGCCATATCAGAAGATGCTTCAATTGCGAAATAAGAAATGTTTTCGTAAATTTCATCTGAAATACGAATTGCATCATCACTTTCGTAATTGACATTAAATTCGTAAAACATATCATGCCAACCCATTGTTCCAAGACCAACAGGACGATGATTCATATTACTTTTACGTGACTCTTCGGTTGGATAATAATTAAGATCAATAACATTATCCAACATACGCATTGCAGTTTTTACACTACTTCCAAGTTTCTTGTAATCAATAAATTTTTCTCCGTGTTTATTTACACCAACATGACGTTTCAAATTCACACTTGCCAAATTACAAGTTGCAGTTTCTCCGTATTCTTTTACTGAACGAGTTCCTTCGTTATCGTGAATAGTTGGTTTTGTGTGAAGAAGAATTTCTGTACACAGATTACTACTATGAACAGTTCCTTCGTGTTGATTGCTATAACGAATGTTACTTGGGTCTTTGAATGTAACCCACGGATGACCAGTTTCAAAAATACTTTTCAACATCTTCTTCCAAAGGTCTTTTGCTTTTACTTCACGAAAAACACTAAGTTCACCTTCTTGACCTTTTTTAACATATTCCCAATATTTTGTTTCAAACTTTTCACCAAAAATTTCGTGCAACTCAGGTGTTTCATTTGGACTAAACAAATACCATGGTCCATCTGATTCAACTTGTTTCATAAACAAATCAGGAATCCAATTTGCCGTATTCATATCGTGACAACGCATTCTGTCATCACCTACAGTTTTTCTTAATGATAAAAAGTCTTCAATGTCTGCGTGCCAGGTTTCAAGATATGCACATCCTGCACCTTTTCTTTTACCACCTTGATTAACTGCAACAAGCATATCATTGTAAAGTTTCCAAAAGTAAACGGGTCCTTGGTTGATTCCGTTTGTTCCTTTAATGTAACTTCCTCTTGCACGGAAATTGGTAATATCAAATCCAAGACCACCTGCAAATTTACTTTTTCTTGCTTCTTGCCAAATGCCATCAAATATTCCATCAATAGAATCATCAAAAGTATTTAGATAACAACTACTTAATTGACTATGAGTTGTTCCACTATTAAACAAAGTTGGAGTGGAACTTACTACATCAAAGCAACTAAGTGTTTCATAAAACTTAATTGCGTATGCTTGACGTTCTTCGGGTTTCTCATTCAAAGCAAGACCCATAGCAATACGCATCCACATTGCTTGTGGTGTTTCCATTCTACGATTGTTTATATGAAGAAGATACCTATCGTATATCGTTTGAATACCAAGATACTTCCAATCTTTTTCTCGTTCAATATTTAGTTTGTCACTCAACTCACGCAAATCAAAACACTCAAGAAGTTGTTCGTCCAAAATTTCTTCACGGACTAATCTACGCATATTCGTAATAAAACTTTTACGATACTGAAGTTCAAATGCATCACTATCTACTCCTTCTCCGAATACTTCTTTATAAATTGTATTCAAAAGCATTCTTGCAGCCATATAAGCATAATTCGGTTCAAATTCAATTTTAGACCTAGCACTCATAATAAGTGATTTGTCTATTTCTACCGTTGTAACTTTATCATACAACTTGATTTTGGCATCAATCAGAACTTCACTTGCACTAACGTTATCTAAATTTTTTGCGGCTCTCTCGGCACATTTGTTGATTTTATCAACATTAAATTCTTCTAGTCTGCCATTTCTTTTCTTTACTTTCACGTGTAACCTTTTGTTAGATTTTTATATTATCATTATAATTTAATTATATAAATATATTTACGATTTTTGTCGTAAACATACATACTATATATACAGAATTTTTTAACCAATATCAACACTATCTTCGTTATTATATGAATTTTTATTGTTCATTTGGTCGTACTTAGATTTTAAAAGATTCTTTGCTCCATTATCAGAATCATTCATTTCCACCATTATTTCCGCACCCTTTGTACTTTGCTCATCATATATTTCAATAACACCCGAAGATGTGTCTACTCTACTTGGAAAAGTCATGCCATCTGCTCCAAAACGATTTTTGATAACATGAAATCTTCCTGTATTACTAACCTTGTCAGTTGCTTTTCTCGACAAACTCATAACAAAGTCTGCCGTCATTATTTTACGATAACTATCGGCAACTTTTTGTGCTTCAATAATATTATCATCTAATGACGAACGACTTGCTTGAGATGCAGTCCATACAGGTACTCCGAGTTCGCCCGCAAGGCCTCGTAAGTCCTCGTAAATACCACCTTGTTCTACATAGGTATTTGCATTATTAGACACTTTACCCGGAGATAAAATATCTGCATAATCAATTACCACCATATCAACAGGATACCCCATTGTATTTGCTAAATTTGCGTGTGCAAGAATTGTACTAACTCCCACACTTTTTGTTGGATATTCTTTAATAAGAAGTTTTCCCTTGATAGTTGAAACTAAACTTTTAACTTTATCTTCATGTTCCATAATATCTTGGAAAGGGATACCTGTGAAACAACTATCATAACGAAGTCCAACATAACACTCATTAAGTTCTAAAGTATAATGCAATACATTTTTACCACTTTGCATTGCTGATTTACCAAGTGATGCTAAACACCAACTTTTACCACCCCCCGCACTACTGATAATAACACCAAGTTCTCCGGGTCCTAATCCACCATTCGTTAAATCATCAATTACTTCCCAACCAGTATTAATTGTATCACGGGCAGTTTCAGACATTCTTAAATCAATGTCACGTGCATAATCGTGACCAATATCACGTTCTGTTCCTGCTTTTAGTGCATCATCTACAATTCGTTTAATGGAGTCGTATTGACCACCTTTAAGAAAGTCAACACTTTGCATAATTGCATTTTTAAGTTTTTGATTTTTACAAAAGTTCAAAAACTCATTTTTAACAAACTCCGCATCATTTGTGTCAACTTGTGTAAATATACTTCTAAGTTGGTCAACGATTGCGGCCTTTAATGAATCAATGTTTACATCATCACACTTAATTTTAAATACATCAAGTGTAGTTGTTCTTTTATACTTATCGTAGTGCGTTAAAATTTCATCTACAATCCATTTATGTGCTTCACTTTCCCAATATTCAGTTTCAATGATATCGTGAGTTCTTTCCAAGAACTTTTTATCGTCAATTAAAGCACGAATGGTTTTACTTTGAAATGCAGTACCGAACTTTTGTAGAGTATCTACATTATTATTTGTCTCCGTCATATATTAAAATAGATTATCAAATGATTGGAATCCAATCAAGACTTTTTTTAAAAAAATTACGATTGTGAAGAAATCGCATAGTTATTCAGAATTGTCCACGTTTCCATTAACCAAGTGTGGTGATTTGGAAATGCGGCCCACAATTGATCTTCGGCAAATTTTTTACTAAATTCAAACTTGTTTAATTCTGTTACCGGTGAATCGACATGGTCGAATATTTTTGTCTGCATACTCGCAGGAAGAATAGAATCTACCAATTGCATCAAATCATAATTTCGTTTCAACAAACTTTGATTTTCTTCTTTAAGAAAATTTTTATACAATGGCATTTCTTTTTTCTTTTCTTCGGAAATTTTTAGTAAATCATCAACTGATAATTTTGCTTCTGTTGATAATTCAGGAAATGCAGTTTTTAGTTTTTTCTCACCGACACCTTTCATTCCCTCTATATTATCACCCCGGTCTCCATCTATTGTTCTGTACAATAAAAAGTTATTAGGATGTATTCCGTATTCAAGTGATACTTTTTCGGGAGTGTAAACCGTTCTTTTAGTAGGACTATAAACCGTTACGTCTTCGTCTACAAGTTGGAGGAAATCCTTATCGGTACTCATTATAGTACACTGTTTGCCAAGTCCACTAAAATAAGAACGAGCAAGTAATGCTATAACGTCATCTGCTTCTACATTATCCATGCATATAGTAGTAACAGGAAGCATATTCAAGTATTGTATCAATTTAACTATCTGAAACTTCATTGAACTTGATTCTTCGGTTTGATCCAAGTCTAAACTCAATGCACGATTTACCCGAAACCGAACATTCTTTTTCATTTTATAGTCGGAAAAAATTTTGCGTCTTCTTGCACTTCCACCCTTTCCATCAAATATAACAATACATCGTGTGGGTTTACGTAAACGAATTGCGTGTCCTATGCTTTTGAGGAAACCAGTGTAACCACCTATGTGATCACCATTGTCGTTAGTGGTTGGATACATACTCCAAACACGCATAAATGTATTCATACCATCAATTAAAAGGGTATCAGAATTTATATTCCGGTCTACATCCAGTTCTTCTTTTTGTTCCTGAGAGAATTCTTGAAATAAACTAAATATCTTTTTTTTATCACTCATTTGAAACAGATGCTAATTCTGCGTCTTCGATTTCTGCATTATCCGTGAATTCAACATCTTCATCTACTACACTGTTTGCTGATTCATATTCCATTATGATGTTATCGCATATATGTTGATATAACTCTTTTTTGAGATTTTCATCCTTTAGCATTTCTGGAAATTCTTTTGCCATAAACTTATAGTCTTTTCCGTTGGAATCTGTAAATGAATAATACGCACCACCTTGTTTTAAAACTTTGTATGTTTTCAATGTTGTTATCCAACTTCCGACATCATCAACACCACGATTAAAATAAATTTCAAACGATGCTTTTCGTTGTGGAGGACCCATTCTATTTTTTACAATAGTTGCTTCACACTTTCCACCGATGACTTCTGTGGTTGCACCTTTTTTAATTTGACCCATACTTTTCAAACGAATACGAACACTTGCGTGAAACGCAATTGCTTTACCACCACTCGTTGTCCACGGATCACCAAACATAACTCCCATCTTTTGACGGAGTTGGTTAGTGAATACCAATGCAATTTTTTGCCTTCCAATTGTTGAAGTTAACTTACGCATTGCCTTACTAATTAAAATTGCCTTGGTCGTTGCATATCCATCTTTTGCGTAATCTGCCGCCATTTCAATTTTAGTTGACGCAGCTGATACACTATCTGTTACAATCGTTACAAGTTTATCTTTGTTGCTTTTACGAATAGTTGCGATGATGTTGTCAATCGTTGCAAAAATGTCTTCTACCGTGTCAACATGGACATACAATAACTTTTCGGTATCAACACCAATTGCTTTTAGATACTCAACGGACACACTTGTCTCGGTATCTATTAATACCGCAACACCCCCTTTCTTTTGAGTTTCCGCAAGAATGTGTCCAGATACTAAACTTTTTCCACTTTGTTCAAGTCCAGTTAGTTCTGTGATTCTTCCTGTTGGAATTCCACCATTCGGACGATTTGAAATTGCCAAATCAAGTAAACTACTACCTGTTGGAATCCAATCGGAAATTAAAGAAGGATCATCTCCTTCATTTAAAAAGAATGCTACTTTACCTTCATCCTTATACGCAGAGTTTAGACTTTCTGCAAGTACAGATGCTAAATCTTCTGATTTTGTTTTTTCTTCTTTTTTTCTTGCCATAAAAATTAAATGTTTAAAAGGGTGAGGGATTTTGCCCCTCACCCTTTATTATTACTGCTTGAATAACTCTTCAAACGCAGCCTCTACATCTTCAGTAGATGTTGCATTTGGTTTACTCTTTTCAGAAGTCGGACTTGCCTTGACTTCTGTTTGTGTTTCTTCAACAACAACTTGCTTATTGGAATTGGAAGATTGGTCATCTACCGATTCAGGTGGAGGTGCATCTTCTTCTGATTCACCACTAACCCATTTTTCAAGAGCATCTTTCAATTCATCGTAACTAAGTTCTTGATAAATCTCTGTGATTTCTGCTTGATTATTAGCAACTCCGTCAACAATATTTTTGTTTTCGGATATTGGGGATGTGTTGGGTTTAACACGGATGTTTGTTTTTGGAAATGATCTTCCGGCTTCTTCTGCTGAAAGAAATTCTATTGTAATGTCTCTTCCATTAGTTGCATCGGTAATGTCTCCATAATCGGGGTCTGCGATTACACCGAGAAGTTCTTGATAAACTTCTTTACCAAAACCCCAAAACCGAACTCCTTCTGCTTCTTCACCACGAACGATAACAGGAACAAAAGTTCTCATCTTTGGCATCAAAGAACGCCCCATACGATAATCATCTTTATCTCCACTGCGAGTCAACTTTTCTGCAAACTCCACAATTGGATCAGGACGACCAAAAGACTTGGGAGAAAGATAAGTCCGATTGTTGATTCCGTAGTGGAAAAACAACTCGATAAAAGGATTATCCGGTTGATGCTTGTAAGGTACGATGCGAACCTGTTGCTTACCAGGTTGAGGTTTCCATTGATAATTCTTACGATTATTTGTCTGTGACAAATTATTTAATTTTGCTTTGATTTTATCTAGGTCAATTGCCATTTTTTATTCCTTAATTTAGTATTTGTTATTATTATTCTTAATATAATACAACTCAATTTGAATTTCGTCAATCAGAATGATATTAATTAAGAAGATTTTCCGCCATTTTCAACGAAATTGTAAAAGTCAGAAGCAATTTCTAATACTTCACGTGTGGTTGGAATTGGTGGTATTTCCAGGGGAGTATTTTCAAAAGTGGCACGACTTTCCAACTCTTCTTTTTCCATGTGCCATGCTTCCCATACCATCTCTTTTGCACTTTTTAATACTTGCAATCGAATGCCGTAGGCATCGTATTTTTCATTTTCATTATCCATTTTTCAATTATTATTTAATCAGTTTTATTTACTATATATAAATATATTTTACTTGAATTTTAAGCACATTTCAAGGTAAAAAAATTAACTTTTTTTGCTCAATCTTTGTTTGGAAATTTTGACTGCATTTGGGTTAATGTCACATCCTAAGTAACACCGATTTAGACTCTTAGCAACATCTAATGTTGTACCACTTCCGCAGTAGAAATCAGCAACCAAATCACCTTCATTACTACTTGCTTTAATAATTCGTTCAAGTATCTTTGGATGTTTTTCTGAATAATAATCTGTTTGCTTTTTTACTTTAAGTCCAGATGGAATGTCATCCCATATATTAGTTGGGATTGTACCAAGGGCAAGTTTTTCTGGTGTAATGTTAGGTCTATCTTGCTTTTTACTTACTACTGATTTATATGGCACACGGATATCTTTATCATTAAATACGAAATCATCTGTTTTTGTATAGACAATTATATAGTCATGTTTTTTTGCAAACTCACGTTTACCACGACCACCTATATTGAATTTTATTACAATTTGATTTCTAAAATTTTCATAACCAAATATATTGTCCATCAATATCCGTATCCAATGCACAATTCGCAAATCCATTTGTAGATAGATTGTTCCAGTTTTTGAGAGTACTCGTTTCATTTCGTACAAACGAGGAATATAATGAGAATCTATTTCGGAACGAACTGGTTGTAGATCGTCATAATCCTTAAATTTTTTTCCAGTTCCGTATAATATATCGCAATATATTAAATTGATTGACTCTGAATCTAATTTTTTTAGAAGTGATAAATTATCACAATGATAAATTTGGTTACCCGAAGGTTTCACTTACTTAAATCTTACTGCCTTCAAATCTTTTCATTTCTCCGTTATTGTATCGATAACGGACTTCAACTTCAACAATTTCTTTTGAAGAACCATATCCTTCTTCTTCAACATCGTATGTTAACAGATTTATGGGTCTCTTCATTATTTCATGTAAATAGGCCATTGTACCAGTTGCATACTTAATATCTAAGGGTCTGCCTTCGAAGTCGTGTCTTAATAAAATCTCTGTGTTCTTATATTTCATATTTTCCATATAAATTACAGGTCTTCCCATATTGATATGACGATTGATAAGTTTTTCTTTTATCTTTTTGTAATCTTTGCTAACAACAACATACTTGTTTTTTGATTTATCTAATGCATATTCAAAGTATTCATGTTTTTCGCAAAAATCTTTTGTAAAAAACTCATTGAGAAATGTAACATCATTATAGTTCTCACGAACTTCATAAAGTTTTTCACGACCAAGATTTAAGTTCTTATTCCAATATCTTTTTTCATCACCATTGTCACACATTTCATATTCTTTACCGAATCTTCCTTTGTTCCAACGGTCTTCAATATCACGCAACAATGTATTTCCGAGTTTATATGGATTGTTCATATTGTATTTTCCACCTAAAACTCCTGCATGGTGTTTTGCATAATCAAATATCCCATCGTCTCCTGCAAAATTACAAGTTGCCATAATATAAGAATCCCAATAACTTGCCCAACCTTCGTTAAGAACCTTTGTCATTCCCTGTGGACGATAATAAATTGCTTCGTCACGGATCATACTTAGTATGTTTTGTTGCCAAGGTTCTAACCGACAATGATTTATGATCATTAACATAATATCACGTTCAGGTTGCAATGGAAATTTATTTTCTGCTAACTTTTGTCGTTCTTCACGTTCCCTTCTTTGCTTTTCAATATAATGAGAAGGATTCACATACTTGTCCATATATTCTTTTGTATCAAGACGAGTTACGTGTTCACGTGGTTGACGATCTTCAAAGTTGAATTTAGTTGCTTTCTTTAAATTACTTTCACGATAACAAAGTGATGGATCAATTAAATCATCAATAGCAAGAGCCGCATTCAAAAAGTCTTTTACTTTTTTACGACCAAATCTATCCATGTACATACGAATCTTATCACTATGATTTGCCATAACATTCATCATGTTACGATTAGTATGCTTGAACATAATATTGTTCTTAAAGAAATCACTATGTGCAGTTGCGTGTGCAACAACAGTTAGATTATCAACGATAGGATTGTTTCGTTGTAGGTACATATATGTTGGATCAGTATTTACAACCATTTCATAAATCTTACCCATACCATGATGATACTGATAATGAAGTTGTTCAAATTGTTGCCCGAAATTAAAATGAGGATAACGAACTGGAAATCCACCATACGCCGCAATCTCAACTATTTCATCTGCATCAAATTCTTCAATACACAAAGGGTATGGATCGAGTCCATTATCGTAACAAGCCTGTAAACACTCAGGTATAAGAGCAGCCAACTCTGGACAAACTCCTTCATTTAAACTATGACTTTCCCATGCAATTCCCATTAGAACGGTACCTCCTCTTCAGCAGGTGTTAATAATTTTTGAAGTGTTTTAAATACATCGGATGCTGAATCCATTGATGCAGTAACAATTGTTTTTGGATCAAGATCACCAGTTGATAATTGTGCTTGAATTGCTGGTATAAATGTTGCCCAACTTCTGATTGCTTTAACCTCTGTAATTCCTATTAAATTTGCATATGTTTGCATTTTTTTCAAATACTCAACACATAAATCATTATCAGAACCAAAGTTTTCTCCGTCACTTAGATAAAATACATAAATGTTCCACTCGTTTAATGGAAATGCTTTTTCTACTACATCATTGACTAAATGAAACGCACTACTTATTTGAGTACCACCACCACTTTTATATTTATAGAACTTTTCTTGATCTACTTCTTGTGCGTGGTGATCATGAACAATATACTTAACTTGAGTTTCTTGATAAAATCTACGAACCCAATTGTCTAAGTACCAACACAACTCACGAACCAAACCTCGTTTTTCGTCGTCCATACTCGCAGAAATGTCGGACACGAAAAATATGGCCGCATTAGTATCAGGTACTTCAACTGAACTCCAACTTCTGAATTCTTTGTCGTCTTTAATAGGATAAAAATTAGATAAATCTTCAGGATTGTAGTCTTCGGAAGAAATCAAACGTTTAAACGCATTTTTCAGAGTTTTGCGTTTGTGAAGCAAACTATTGTTTCCAACTTTTGCAATACGATTCCATTTGATTTTTTCTTTTACCATTTCTCCATTATCCTTTGGTTTTAGATTTGGTAATTGAAGTTCTTCTCCTATCATATCAAAATAAGCATCCATGCTAATTCCGACATCAATTTCGTGACCATCTCCTTCACCCTCACCCCCTTCACCAGGTTGACCACCTTGACCACTACCTTGTTGTTGGGGTCCTTCACCGACTTCGTCACCAACACCGGCTTCTCCGTTGCCGATTCCACTTCCATCGGCAGGTTGTCCGTAACGAAAACTTGGAAGTTCTACATGAGGAACTCGCACCACAACGAAATCTTTCCCACGTCGTGATATTCTTTGACCACTCTTAATGTGTTTTTTAAGTTTATCATCAACATTTCCCTTGACGATATCCCTATACTCACCGTGATCTTCTCTTATTCTGCGTGATGGCATAACTAAGTCCGTTGAGATTACTCTTCGTCATCGTCTGCGTCACCACGTGCGAATATACTTCCAACATAAGTAAGAACATCTGACGCACTATCTTCATCGTATCCAAACGAAACAATAAGACGTTGCTTCAATGCGTCTATCTTTTCAAGAAGTTCCTTATCAACTACAGTTGCAGTATCTTGTGCAAGAGCAGACAACTTGATACTATCTTTAGTATCTTCGAACAACTTCTTTTCAAGTGCTTTGTAAAGTTGCTCGTTTGAGTCATACTTAAACTCTTTACCCTTGGCGGCAAGTCCACCCATATAGTTCATAATTTCTCTACGAAAATCATCTTTCATTCCAGTAGAAATACCAATTTTTTCTTCAATACTACGCATCAAAGTTTCGTTTGCAGTTTCTTCTTTTCCAGTTACAGGATTTGTAACTTTTTCATCTTGAATATATGCAACGATGTTATCAATGTAGTTGGTGCAAAGTGCTTTTATTGCTTCTTCACTACTACTAAGTGCTTGTTGTACTTCTCGTTTCACAATTCTATCATATTCCTTTTCTACAAGTTCAAGACGTTCAAACATAGACTTTTTATCATCTTCGTTTAAGAACCCACTATAACTTTTAAGTCCTTCACGAATTTGTGCAAACAACATAAATGGATTTAAACTTTTAGCACCCATTCTTGGATTAACGATTGCATTGGAAAACTGATTTTGAATGAAACGAGCAGATACTCCACCATACAATCCTTCTTTTGGAGATTCTTCTTGCATTTCTTTTACGTGTTCATCTGTGAATCCATGTACACTCTGACCATTGTAAAGTTTTGCTTTTTGAATAATGCTCATGTCTTGCTTTGAACTTTCTTCTAAACGACTTACTACTGCGAACAATGCAGCCAAGTATGTTGTGTGAGGTGCAATGTGTTTGTTTACGGTACTTGTATTATAGAAGTGATCATAAATTTTCTTTTCTTCAGAAATTTTAAGAAGATAAGGAATATCGATTTTGATAGTTCTATCACGCAGTGCTTCCATGAATTTATTATTGGTTAATTTTTCAAACTCAGCATTATTAGTATGCCCAAGAATAACCTCATCAATTGGTACTTGGTTAAAACGACGTGGTTTTACACGATGCTCTTGAGTTGCTCCAAGTAGATCATACAAGAATTCTGTTTGAAGTTTAAGAATTTCTTGGAACTCAATAAGACCACGATTAGAGACTAAAAATTCTCCGTCAAAATCAAATGCACGGGGATCACTTTCACTACCATACTCTGCTAACTTACGATAATTAATATCACCGGTTAACTCGGTTGCATCTTGTGATTTTTCATCCTTGGGTTGAAATGTTCCGATTCCCACACGGTTCTTTTCTGATAAAACGACTCTTCTAACAACGACATGGTCTAGAACCCTGCGGTAATCACCCCCGTGCATTTCCATTAGTTGATTATAGTAATACTCGTTTACAGGATTCAATGCTCCATCAAGTTTTAACTTATAATCATCACTGGAAATATTTTTATTTAAATTACTAATTACTTCATTACGGACTTTAGTAGGAAGTAATTTTAATGGTTCTTCGTTCATTGGACATGGAACTAATTGCTCTTCACCATTTTTATCTGCGATTTTCCAACTAAAAGAATACAACGCACCATCTTCTGTTGTTGTATACTCTTCAAGTCCTTTTTTGAGTGCAGTTACAATTGTTGATTTACTACTACCAACTGGTCCGTGTAGTAATATCACTCTTCGTTCTGGACCATAGTGTCTACTTGCACTTTTTAAAATGTCCATAAATTCCATCAAGTTTTCTTCAAGACCATAAATAGAGATGTCACCAAGACCTTGAAAAAACTTATATTTAACATATTGCCTTTTGCAATATTTAAATTCTTCTGTTCCATGTGACATTACCATATCATAAAGTCTTTGATATGAATTTCTTGCAACACGTGGACTTTCTTCAATCATCTGCAAATAATCCCAAAATGATCCTGTCCAATTAAGAGACTTGTATGTTTTTACCGAATCGTCATTTTCTGATCTGATTAAAGATTCAAGTGAATTTGTTTTTTCTTTTTGTCGTTTTTTATTTTCCATAACCATTACCTTATATTTTTTTTGTTAGTGAGTCAAATATTAAATTAGATGTTAAGTATTTTAAATAACTTTGTTGAAATTAACTTAACATCGGAATTACCGTCAGTCAACATAATTGAGTTAGAATAATCGTTCCAGTTGATTGCATATGATTTATCAAGGACTCCATTGTTTAAGTGTTTAATTAATGTATTCATAGAATTTATTGTATAGATTGAGTTAGAATCTTTTTTTCTGTGAACACTAATTGTGTTTTTGTAAAATCCATCTTCCCTTATATTATTGGAATTTACATTATATGTCAAATATATCTGGTCTAAATTATCTAAATTTTGCAAACAATATATTTTTCCAAAAACAACCGTGTAAAAATGACAGATACTTTTAATTTCTCTTTCATAATTGAGAATGTCCGTAAATGTGCATAGCAGTTGTGTATTCATATTGTATATAACCTTTTACAGATAAATATACATTAATTTTAGCAAACACTTAACTTAGACATATCTCCATAATTTTTACCGACATATACTCTCAGTGGAAATTTGTTATTATCTGTAAGTTTTTCAATAATTTTTTTGGTATGTGAAATTTCAGACTTATGTAAATCAACTATAAATGCATCATAATGATATAAAATTACTTTGCTTTTTAATTTTGAAAATTCGCCATTAAGATATAATGCTAATTTTGTATTTCTTTCAGTTTCTGCACTTTGTAGTAAGTAATTAAAAAGTTTATATGAATTCATTGAATCATAGTTTTTTTTGTATAATTTACGATTGTATAACCAAGTTTCAATGTATTCGTTTTTATTAAATGATGCCCAACACGATTCTACATATTTTACAACCTCGGCCATAAAGGGGATGTGTTCTTTTACATCATCAGAGATTCCACCGTAAATTAAGTTAAATGTAATTTTTTTGGACATCTCGTATTCTTCTTCAGTTAACTCTTCTTTATCGTAATAAAACTTTCCAAAATATTCATGCAAAGAAGATTCAGGTAATGAAAAGTTTATATGGTTAGCAAACAATCTCAAGTGATAACTTTCATAATCAACCATAAACAAAATACCATCTTCACCAAATCTACTCTCAATGGAATCTTTTTCATTTTTCTTTGAATTCAAAGCCGCAAAGTTTATTTTTCCAAATCTATTACTTGGACGAGTAGTTGGAGTATAATAGTTATATTGACTATACACACATCCGTTATCGTGAATTAAATCAGTTGATCCTAAATTATATACTTCATGATTTATATAAATTCCATTCTTTTCAATTTCATAAAATGCTTTACATAAATCACTCGAAAAGTTGCAATTTTCGTATGTGTTTAAATGAGGTTTTAAAAGTTTCAAGGTATCGTTGAAACTTTTTTTAATTAACATTATTGGTATTGAACGAATATCAGAATTATTAAGTGGTAATTTGTATTCAAATAAATTACCTGTCTTACAATACATTTCAAATAATAAATCAGTATACGAACTGACATCACTGACATACATTGAATCTTTTTTATTTAGTATGTATTTTTTACAATTACTATTATTGATATAGTTTAATATGTTTTTATCCATTAAAACTACATCGGGATGACTAAACGAAATCAAAAAAAGAGAATCAGTCTCTAAATGGTAAATGAACACAACACAAACCTTCTTAGTAACAGGATGATAGTTTGGTTCAAACAAATAATAAAAAAGTGCAGTCCCACTTTTTAAAGTATTACTCAATAACTTTACATCCTCTTTTGTTTCAATACACAAAAACATCTTGAAAAATATAATATAATAATATTTTCAATTTGTCAATTTGCTTTATAAAATTCTGTAAGACTTTTTATTTTATTTTGTACATCTGGCATTTTTTTGCGAAGACGATTAAATGCCTTTTCATTAAAATCTACTACACCCTCTTCTATCATAATGCCATTATCATACTCACTTCTATACACACCTGAGATTTTCCAACGCAAAAGTTCGCATCTATAAAAGGGATTTTTTTTAAGTTCATTATACTTTGCTACATCTACTTCAAAAATTACCCCATTTTTATCACTTGCTTTTATTACGAAGTAACGAGTAAAGTATTTATTCTTGTAGTCATCTACTTCTGGTTTTATTTTGATCTGCTCAGGAAACTCACTAAAAGTGGCTGCCTTCAATGAACCTTTTCTTGATAAGAGATCAGTATATATTTTTTTATTAAGATATTCGTCCGTGTCCATTATTCACTACCGTTTACACTAGGTATATATTCCGAACCAATTGTTGTTATCCAATTATTATCAGATATATCATGTGCAACAGATTGTATTCTCCAATGACCATTAATAAAATAGTGTGTTGGTACACCTGTACACGCAAACACATCTAACAGACGAAGACCTTCAATTCCATCAAGTTCCATTGTGAGTTCACATCCATCCAATGGCATATTGTTTTTTACGCAATTTAACTTATGATCATCAAGTTTCATACTTTTTAATACACGATTTTTATTTGGATCGACCATTTCAATATCATAATCAAATGCACTCCAATCATTATCAGCCGCAACTATAAACTTTTCTTCAGATTCTATTTCGTCTTCTTCATCTTCTGCTTCACCCGTCGGACTTGACGGTTCACCTTTTAATACAACCGGCTTTGCATCTTTAAGCAACCTATCTTCACGTCCTCTTGCATAAAATGCGGCCTGTGAATTATCTTTTGCGTCCTTTTCACCAAACAAAACCATACCTTGCACTTCACTTGAACACGATACATCAAGTGATAAACTTTTTACTATACTATTTTTTGTATGAGATTTAAATCTATATGCTTGATCTTCTCGTTGTACATCATACGCAGTTACTAATCCAGGATATCTTCTATCAACTATTTGTACATTGGTATCATTTGAAACCGATGTATTTGGTCCAACTAAATCAAAATCCCAAATACCTCCGGCTGCTTCTGAAACTTTCTTTAGAATATCTTTTAGCATTTCTGTAATATTTGATCCATTTAATACTGCATCTTTTACCACATTATAGTTCACATATAGATCTTGCAATCTACCACTATATCCCTCGGTTTTAACTCCACCAGATAAAGTTGCAAAATCAGGAAAAGGCTTTACTGCATCCGGGTATTCAGCTGGAACATATCCTGATAAAATTTCATATAAATTATCACGTGGTGATTGTTTCAAGGCAGTATTTATATTTGTTAATTTTCTTCCAAGTTCGGAATTTATAACTGCTAATACAGCAGAGGCATTGTCAGAATTTCCAAGTTGTAAATCTTTTCGTATTTGAGTTACTACTTGATCAGTAGTTCCACTGTTTCTTTCACTTATTTTTTGATTTCTTCTTGGAGACATTGCATTGGGTATCAATAATACTTTACCATCGGTAGATTTAATATTTGGATGTGCAACACAACGTGAATTATCAACTTTAAACTCAAACAAACCTATATTAGTCTCCTCGGTTTTTTTGGTAAAAAATTTATTTACTATATCTACTAAATAACCTATTGTTATATATGCATCTTCTTTATCTGAATGATATGTTTCTTTACCCGATGCACTTTGATCAAATTGAAAAAATCTTCCTTTAGATACACTCATCGCACCCACTTCTCCACTTATTTCTGCAATAGAATCTTCACCCATATCATACCATTCGTGGGGGTCTTCATCCCCTCCCAAAATTTCATCCAGTTTTGTTTCCACAAATAATTTAAAATCTTTAACTCTTGTGTCTGGGTTGTCATCATCACCTGTTTTTTCTTTTGTTGCTTGATTATCAAGAGATGCTGAAATTTTTGATGTTGTTGATATTTTGATTTCACAATCATATCCACCGTCCTCTCTTAAATTGTAACTATAATTATTTATAATTCCAATGGCAAACGAATAATTTCCTTTTCCTTTTTTTAAATGATTGTTAGAAAGAACCGGATCGGTAAAATACCCTACCATACCTTCTCCAGGACCGAATCTGTATTTTGCACTCTCGTCTATATCTTCATCAGATAATGGGTCTTTTCCTTCATCTGCTCTTAAATTATTTACTTTGTTTAATCTCTGTGGGTTTCCTTTTATATAATCACCTTTGGCAATTTTAATAGGTTTACCTAAATTTGTAGAATCAATTAAACATTCTCTCGGATAAGTATTCCAACCCCACTCAACTATACATGATATACCTAGTTTAAAAAAATAATCATCCATGTAATCTAATTGATCACGACTATGAACCACAAATGTAACCGTAGTTTCTCTAAAATTTCGTCCAGGTTCCTTATCTTCTGATTTAATCGATGTAATTCCAGGAGACGGACGATGTTTAAAATCTTCTTCTTCTATTGTATGATCAACGGATGGTGGTGTAAATTTATCACTTCCTTCTCCACTCCAACCTCTTCCCAAATATGTTTTACCACCCCCCTGACCGGTGGTTGGATCAAATCCATATTGCTCATGGAATCCATTTTTGTAATTCCCATCTTCATCTTTTCTATTAAAACCATGCATTTCAAATCCATAGATTGGTAAACTTGTTTCTGGATTTTCCCCAATCGCATTGGATATGACACGCATCCAAGGTGCTTTTGGACCTCTATAAATAGTTTCACTATACTCATCATCAAAGGTAGCATCATTGCTCATTTGTATGGAGGTATCATTTGCAAATTCTCCTCCTGTTGTATAATACATTCCAAAGTTTTTTTCACGTCGTGTAAACTCATTTCTGACCCAGGGACGAACGTGGGTTGTACCAAAAGCACTTGATTCACCAATACTAGATGTCTCGTCCATGAAAGAACCTTTTGGTGGAGGTTTTGCGTCCTTAGTTTTTAAATCGTTTTTAGCAGCTTCTTTTGACTCAAATAATGGTTTTTCTTTTCCAGTTGCTGATGTAGTATCCTTCAATGCATCTGCTATTTCATTTCCACCAGAACCTCCATCTCCACCAGGAGGAAATCCACCTCCCAACAAACCTCCTAAACCACCCGATAACGGATTACCACCACCAGCACCTCCGTCCGACGAGTTTCCAAACATACCAGCAAGTTTACCACCAAGACCACCTCCCGAGTTTGAATTACCTCCTAGAAAACTATCTATATTTTTTTTACCTGTATTTTTTTCTGGAAATAATCCTTTTGCTTTATTGATTAAATCGTCACCTATTGCCATTGAATTACTTTCTACTATGTATTAATTTTAATATGATCCTGAATTACCTCACTTATATTTTTTGGAATTCTTAATTGCATACCAGGATCTGCGTACATTTTTCCCGCAATTCCGTTTGCCGATGCAATTACCCACCAATATGTTGGATTGTCGTAAAACTTGTATGCAAGGTGATCAAGTCTTGTTTTTTCTACTACTCTAATAAATGAATCGTTTGGTCTTGGTTTTACACGATTTAATAGTGTGGTAGTTACAATTTTTTTTTCGTCTCCGTTTTTAGTTTTTTTGGTATATGAATATCTCATTTTATACTTTACTTAGATTTTTGTTAAATTCCGCAGGTTTTGTTTCATCATTTGAATTTTTTACAAGTGTTCCAAAATGATTTTGAATTGTTTCTGGAGTTTGTTTTTCCAATACCTTCATAGATACACTCATTGTACACATAGTCGGATAACGTGCAACTTTTACTCCTTCTTTTTTAATAACTCCGTTTGCAAACATATACTGATTCTTTTTATATGAACCATAATTTTTGTCCGCATTTAAAAGTTCCCAAGTTGCTTCTTGTGGAATTGTAGTGGAAACTGATGTAATTGTTACAGGTTGGTTTCTATAAATGTCTCCTAAATTAAATTTTACTAAGGGTGGTATAATGAATCCATTATCTGTATACTTTGCAGGTTTTGTTAATCCTGTCATGTAGTTAATTCTTTGCCACATTGGTAATAACTCTTCTATACTAAATGCAACAACATTAAAATCAATAGACATTGTTCGTGTAAAACCATTATATACTGATACTTCATCCGCACGACCTAAATAACGAGTATTTGTCCACTCTGCATCTGATTGATCTGATAACGAGTTTATAAACGAACGAAATGGAACATATTTTTTGTTTACTAGATCATGAAAATACAAAGGAACAAAATCTTCTTTTGCCCACTCGGGCATTGAACCGTCATTGGTTGCATCGGCTGCATCAAGAACTCCTTTTAAGTTAAATGCATCAGCACGTGGATTGTCATTACCCACTTCAACTGATCCGGGTAAATTATAGTTTGGTACTTTTTTTCTTCCTAATTTAAATGGGTTATCTTTAAATAATTGTTCATATGTTAACTCACCTGATTTAGGGTCCGCACCTATTGATCTTTTTCCGGGTGTGGTTAGACCATCTTCTGCTAATTTTGATAATAAATTATAGTTTTTAATATTCTTGATTGCTTTATTATCAGAATCTGCTCCTATGTTTTTTAAAGACGTTGTATAGGATTCATCGTACTTAGTTGTTGAATCACGATGTCGTGCCAATTCTATATTTGCATCATCGTTGGCATCTTCCTTTACATTCTTAATACCCAATCTATCCATTATAGTATTTTTTGGATGAATTTGAGTTCCCTGAAACCTCTCGTCAGATTCGGGTAATTTACCCTTATTGTGGTATCTAGAATCTATTCTGCGATCAATGTTTGCATTAGTTCCGTCTGTTGTAAATGCTTGATCACTTTGTGCATCAACAGAGAAATCACTTCCTCCACTTAATGTTTCTGCACGTCTATATCGTGTTTCATCTATGCTTGCTTGATTTACATCAAACGTTATAGACGGTGGATCGTAAACAAACTTTCTTCTATTGAATAATGTTTTTTTGTATGATCTGTCTGAAAAAATTAAATGAGAATGATCATTTGAAATATCTTTAAGTTCTTTTCCATCTCCGTCTTGATAAATACTGCTGAATAAAGATGATCGTTGTCCTTGATCAGATTCTCCTGTTGAGTTTTGGGATACATTTGATAATGCTTCAAAAGATTCACTGAATCTTAGAAATTTTCCATCAACTGGATTTGCACTATTTGGTAAACTACCACCTTGAGGTAATTCTCCACGTGGTTTATATATAATTTGGTGTTTATCAGTTAAATATTTTTTAAGAAATAAATCTTTTTCGGTTTCATTTGATGGCAATCTGCGTGGAACTTGTGCAAGTGGGTCTGGATTGGAGTCTGAATACCCTGATGTTAATGTATCTTTGTTGTTTCCTGTTATAGTTGGATCGTTATTTGTTCGTTTGGGGTCACCTGCATTTATTTGTGTAATTTTATCTTGAACTTTTTTTGACTCCCGACCAAATGCAATTTCTGCACCAAGTGTTGTATATGATACAACATTAGTTCCACCACCTTTTGGTCCAATAATATTTGTAGCATACATTGCTCCGTAACGATCTGTTTCTAAATTGTTTCTGTAAAACGAACCATCTGAAGCAGCTGATGTATCACCCAATCCGTAATCTGATTCGGACATTTGTTTTTTAAATGTTCTAAAACCACTTACTTTAACTTGTCCAGTTGCGTTTTTATTTGTATCAATTTTAACACCATCTGTACTAAATCTATTTTGATTAGTTGTGTTCCCATACCCAAAGAAATTTACACCCTGGCCATTATCCGTATCCATTGAGTTCGACCATGTAGTCGGAGTCTTTTTATGTTGTTCATCTATACCAGGTGCCGAACCAGCAATAGGTGCAGGCATTGCAGTACGATAAGCACTATTATCAAACAACCATCTTTTTTCGAGTGGTTTTCTTTTTTGCCTATCTGCTCCTGTTTTGAACTCAGCAAAATCAGTTGAGTCACCTTTGTCAAATAACCCACCGAACATATCTGTTATCCACGATGCCATGCAAAATATAAATATACAAATATATTTTTTTTGAAGATTATGGTGCTACTCTTGCAAGTTGTTGTTCAACTTTTCTTCCATCCATGTATACACCGATTTTACCTGACTTCATTAGACCAATGAGTTCATCAAGTTTTGCTTCGACTCCTGAATTATCACCACCCCCACTATCACCAGCTGCATTGTTTTGGGTAGGTGCATTTACTATTTGTGCAATAATCTCTGCTAGTGCAGAATCACCACCCCCACCTTCCACTCCACCTGGCATATCAAGTTGTTCCTGTGGAGATTCACCCCCACCACCTTCTGACATCACTATTGCCTTCTGAGTTTGAATTACGGTTGATGCCTCGGAGGTTTTGTCTTCTGCACCAAAAATCCCATCAAATAGACCTCCAAGAAAACCCCCACCTCCACCACCAGCACCATCCGTTGTTGGTGAAACCGATGTACCAACTGAATTAGCACCAAGTCCACTTGCAGGAGGTGTTACAGATGAACCAACTGACCCCCCTCCGGATTCTGCCCCACCACCAATTCCACCAGATGAACTCAAATCTACTAATAATTGCATAGGTGCAGTCGGTAACTGACCCAACGCAGATGCTAAATATATTATTGCATCACCGAGTAAATAAATACCTGATAAAAATGAATCATCAACTAAAGAGGTCAATGCTTCTGAAAATGTTCCTATATCCAAATCCTTAGCACCTTTACCTATATTTGCCATTGCCTCTCCGAGTGTTGCCAGGATAGAAACATCATCCTCGTCCAAGAAAAATAACCCAACTGCAAGTGCAGCCAATGATGCACCCACTGCCATTATACCAGCAGCCGCTCCTAATAATAATGGTGCTACTAACGCAAGACCCATTAACGAAGCAATTACGGCTGCTCCTTGTTCACCAATCGCGGTAATTGCAACAGACAATAAATTAAACGACACAGCCAACGCACCTACACCTACACTTGCTACCAATGATGCCATTCCGAATAGAACCAGAGGTCCTGTTATTGCTAATAAACCGATTCCGGCAGCTACAAGTAAAGGTGCAGAAGCCGCAAGTAATAATAATTGACCAACAAATCCAACTAAATCAACTTTAGATGTTGATTTTCCTATTGCTTCTATTGCACCTGCAATTCCTATTAGTATTGATGCTGATTTATCACTTATAAACAACATTCCAATCCCCAATGCTAACATTGATGCAGATAATGCTAATATACCAGCAGCCGCAACAAACAACATTGGTGAAAAAACGGCAAGTACGCCAAGTGCTATTATAGTTGCCATTGCAGTTTCTCCCATAGAAGATAATGCAGTTGCAAGTAAACTAAATGCTCCCGATAACATTACAACTCCAGGGGCAGCTATGCCAGCTGCCATTCCAAATAATAAAGTTGGAATTGCCAATGCAGCCATACCCGCAGCGGCTACGAATAATAATGGACTTATCAAACCAAGTAAAGTTAATCCTGCTATTGCAGGCATCGCAGTTTTTGCTATATGTTCAAGTGATAATGCCAAAATAACCATACCCTTTGCTAAAATATCTATAGATGGAGCAACAATTGCGGCTGCAATTCCAAACGCACCCAAACCTATTGCAAATACCGCAAGTGCCAACGAAGCAAGTATTGCAAACGGTGCCATTGCTCCCAAGAACATCATTGCTACCCCAATACCTAGTAAAGATAATACAGACTCTGCGGTTATTTTAGTTAGTGAATTTGCAAGTATTTCAAATGCCGATGCAAACATATATAAACCGACTCCGGCAACCGCCGCAGCTACTGCAAGTGGTATCATTGCAGATGCCATTATACCCATTGCAATTGCACCAAGTATTATCAGTGGAATCATAGCACCAACAATTGCAAATGTAAACACAAGTCCTAGTAATTTTCCTACATCCATTTTTTCAAGTGCCGATGCCATCAAATTCATACCTACACCCACTGCCATAAGACCTACACCTGCAATCATGGCAGCCACTCCAAGTGGTATTAAAGCAGTTGCCAATATTACCATAGCAATTGCACCTAATATAATTAATGGAAGCATTGCACCTACCATGCTTACTGCTATCGCAAACCCAATTAAATAAACTGAATTTGCTCCAAGTTTTTCCAAAGCACTTGCAGTCAAATTCAAGCCAATACCAAATAACATCATTCCAATTCCAGCAACCGCAACTGCAATACTGAATGGTATTAATACAGCCGTGAGGACTGCCAGTACAGCTGCACCTATTGTAATGAACGGTGCCATCATTGCAATAAATGACATTGCAAATCCTAACTCAATTAACATTCCGGCTGCATTTGAGTCTCTAAGCATCTGAAATCCAAGTCCAAGTAAAGCAATACCTGCTCCTAAAATTACCATACTCACCGCAAGTGGAAGCATTGCCACTCCCAAAAATAACAATGCACCAGCAGTTAATAAAATTAATGGTGTAAGTGGTGCAAGCATTGCAATTGCCATCGCAAATACAAATAAACCTCCAGCAGCGGCTGGTAATTCTTTTAATGTTTCGTTTACTAAACTTAATGCAAATCCAAAAATCATAACACCGACACCTGCCAATGCCAAGGCTGCGGAGAATACAAGCATACTGAATCCTGCCACTAACACAACAGGTGACAATAAAGCAAATGCTAATATAGCACCTGCCAGTCCATATAGCATTAATATATGACCCATAGTTAATTGATCAAGACCCGTAACCATCAATTGTATTCCAAATCCTATTAATGCCATTCCTGCACCTGCAAGTATGGCCGCAATCCCAAATGGAATTAATGAAAGACCCAATGCACCGATTGCAATAGCACCTGCGATAATTAAAGGTGCTACACTTCCCATGAAAGCAGCCGCAACTGCTAAAACACCGATTGCAAGAATTCCAAGGAACACACTTCCCCAATTAACTGCACCGAATAAATTAAATGCAATAGCCGCAGGTATTAATGCCACTCCTAAAACTGCTAATGCAACGGAACCTGCTATTATATAAGGTGCAACATAACCAAGTACCGCAGCCATTACTGCAAAACCAGCAATCGCAATACCTGCTAGTAAAACAGAAACAAAATCAATTGACCCCATTAAATTAAACGCATATGCAGCTGGTATCAAGGCCGCACCCATAATTAGCAACGCAGCTGCTCCTTTAATTAACGAACTTTTTGCTTTATCCAAAACTTGTGACAATGCATATAATCCACCTATTAATATTCCCAATGCAAGAGTTCCTTTTACCAGTGAACTCCACTCTACCGTATTAAATTCATTTAATGCCTTTGCGGTTACATAAAGTGCGGCTGATAATATTACTAAAGCTGCGGCTGCTTTAATAACTTGTGTCATATCTATTTGATTAAATTTTTCTATAAAGTCCTTGAATTTATCACCCTTTTTAGGATCAACATCAGGTACAACATCGTCTGATATATCTGGTACTCCAGGTTTCAATGCTTCTTTATTTGCTTTGAAACGCATATCAGGTGTGCCATCTTTCTTTAAAGGTCCTGGTACATCCGGTTTTGCTCCACCAAACATACCTTTTACTTTGTCTTTCATTTTACCGAAAAATCCGTCAGATGCACCCTCCGCATCTCCGAACATACCACTTATTCCATCTTTAAAAGGATCAAATAAATGTTTTTTCATAAAACCAGTTGAACTTTCAAAAACTTTTTTAAGACCCCCTCCAATTAAAGGTATCTTCCCAAGAACACCCGAGATCAAACCTTGATTAAAAATTGCAAGTGTTCCTAATATAATTCCACCGATTGCGAATAACGAAGCACCTACACCATCAAATTGTTTTTTCAGTCCCTCTGTGTCACCTGTAATTGCACTTATAATATTCCCTATAAAAATAAATGGTTGCATTAAAAATTCAACTACCTTCAATAATTTTGCGAATCCAGAAATCAATGTAGAAACAATTGGAACGAGAATATTCATTGCAGATTCAACCACCGGTAACAATACACTTCCAAGTTCTGTTACCAATTCATTGAATGCGGCTGCCATTCTTGTACGAACATTTTCTGCTTGTTGTTGTTTTAAAATTTCCATGCCTTGCTCTGCAAGACTTTTTGTTTCTCCTGCCAAGGCCGCATTTCTTTGTTTTTGGTATTCCGCAAGTGCTTTTCTTTGTTCCGCAGTTCCGTTTTCTAATGCAGCCAATGCTTTGGTTTGAGTTTGCATTTTCATCAATTCACCAACTTCCATGCCCATAGCAGCTGCGATTGATTTTCTTTGATACATATTCATCTCCGACAGATCACCAATATCTGCCATGACTTTTTGTTGTTCTGCCAGATATCTTGTTTGGTCTCCTGCAAAAGCTGCTTCCCTCATAGCATTCATATTTATATGCCTACCCAACATACTTGCCATTTTCATTTCGTTGGTAATACTGCTTTCAAAATCAAGTTGTTGTTCCATTGCACTTGAAATGCTTTCAATGTTAGTTCCCAAACGACGTGCCTCGATGGCCGCAACTGCCATTTCAACACCAGTTCCACGAGACATAGAATATACAGTCTCGGAAGCATTTGCAATGTCACCCATTACCTGATCCAATGGTACTCCCGCAGCCGTACTTAATGCAACAGTTGTTAAACTTAAATTCTTTGCAACCTCAGATGAACCACCACTTAGATTTTTAAATACCTCATAAACTCCAACTGCACTTTCGGCAGATATTCCAAGTCCAGCATTCATCATTGAAACCATCTTTATTTGCTCTTGAGTGACAAGCATTGTAGAACCAAGTTCACTTGTTAACGCATTTGCAGCTTCGTATGCGTGATCAAGAGTTACACCAAATCCTGCCAATTCTCGGTTTACATCAGCAGCTGCTGATTCTATATCTTTCGTGGACGATGCAGCCAATCCAAGTTCTTGACGAAATTCAAGAGATTTTGCTTCCAAATCCATGAATCGTTTTACTGCCATTCCAATTAATAACAATATACTACCAATTAACAACACAGGACCAGAGAAAGCAGCTTTCAAAGCCGCACCTGCGTCTTTGATTGCTTTACCCATATGACCAAAACCGGCAGTCATTGCATCTGTCACCGTACCTTTGTCTGCTATAACTTGTGTAAATGCCTTAAATCCTTCTCCCAATCCAAGTGTTATTTCTTTAGATGCAGCTTCAAATGGTCCTCTTAAATTGTTTTCTATAAGTCCACCAAATATTGGAATACTACCAGCAATACCTAATATGCTTTCTTTTGCGGAATCTATTCCTTTTGCAGCTGAATCAAATGTAGGACCTAGTTCTTTAACAAGTTTACGATATTGCTCTCCATATTGATCTAGTTTATCTTGAGATTGTTGTAGTTCGTTTTGATAATTACTCGTCTCAGAAATTAAATCAGATGTATTTCCTTTTATTTCTTCAATACCAGATGCAATATCATCTGCATTTGCCAAAGACATGAATTGTTGATTAAGATACTCTTCTCCGAAACGTGTAACCTCTGCTAATTCTGCTTGTTGGGATTTTACCGCATTAACTGCACGGATGTGGGTTGATTCCACCTCTTCCATTCGTGCTTTTTGTGTTTCGTATGCTAATGTTCCTGCGGGTAAAGCATCAAGTCTTGCTTTTTCAATTTCAAGTGCTTTGCTTGCAGTATCTACATTGGCCTTTTGTGTTGGCATAGCAGCGGTAATTTCACTTATTCTTTGGTTTGCAATTTTTCTAGCATCTTCAATTTTAGAAAGTGCCTCACTTTCTGTTGATACTCCTATTAAACTTTTACGAAAATCTTGTGCGGCGTCTGAAAGTGCAGTTGCTCCATTTTGTGCGGCTGCTAAATCTCCTTTTAATTTTGCAATTTCATTATCACCTGTTATTTCCAGGTTTGCCATAATATTACCACCCGCCACATTGCCCTCAATTTCTTTTATTTTTTCCGAAGCATTGGCCAATGAACTTGTATCTACCACTGGATTAAATGAAATTGTTTTTGAACTCATATCATTTACAGCTGATTCTATGCGACTCAATTCTTCGTGTAATGCATTTACTTTTTCAAGTGATGTAGATTGAGTATCTATAAAGTCTATCATAGAACCATACGCAACATTTATAGCATCATCTAAATTACTTGTCGCAGATACCGATGATTCTAACGATTTAAGAAATTTTTCAACTTCACTAAATTGAGCAAGTTTTGCTTGTATTTCATCGACTTTATTTGCCGTAAGTCCTGTATTTGTAGTTAATTCATTTTGTAAATCAACTTTTTGTTGTTGAAACTGATTTCCTGCATCCTGAATACTTGTAAGCATTTCTGCTGTATCAGAAGCATTCATTAGATTTTCTGTAAATTCAGTTGCTAGTGGAATTGTATTCGCAAGTATTGTTTGTGAATTCCCAAGCATTCTTTGCATTGTATCAAATGTAGTATTTTCAACAGTAAATGTTTGACCTGTTTCGTAGGCATCGGATAACGCACCTTGAATTTCTCTTACTTTGTCATCGACTCCACCCAAGGAAGTTTCTACGTCACCTGCCATGACACCAGAAATCATTTTGGATATATCTACTACATCCTTTAAATCATCCTTGATGTCATCTAAATCTGCCACAACTTAATTACTTTAAATTAGTCAAGACCAAGTTCTCGTCTTATTCTTTTTCGTGCATCTCTTGGGTCTTCTATATTTTGAATATTTGGATCTTTATTAACGGCAGCTATCAAATCCTCTGAACTACTTACTCCTAATTTTTTCATTCTCGCACGGAAATCTTCAAGGTCTTTTTTATATTGTGATAAGGCATTATAAATTTTTGGATTGTTTTTTGTTGCTTTTACAATTTTTTCTGCTTTCTTGGTAAACATTGCGGCTGCAATTTTTCCAACAAATTCATTTAATTGTTGCTCTTCTATCAGGTGTTTCTTTTTCATAATAATTTAAATGTAGGTTATAAATACAAAAAGTCGTATATATTGATAAATATACGACTTCTGTAATTTAAGTTAGTTTATGGAAGACTATCTATAAGTTCTTTTACTTGGCATACTTGGTTTTGAAACGGTGGGTCTTGATGGAGTTTTTGCTCCAGATTTTGCCTTTGCCTGTGCTTTTTCTGCTTCTTCGTTTTCTTTCTTACGAACGTCAACAAGTTTTCGTAAGTAGAATCTTCTCAAGTAGACAGGAAGGTTGTACGCAATATCTTGGGTAAAACCACCTTGACTATAATATGCAAGGTTAAAAATTTCTTCGTGTAGTTGAATTTTGTAATCAGTTGGAAGGGTAAAAAAAGTCGACCCCAAGTGGGATCGTCATCCTTTCAGTATATCCAGTATCTTCAGATTCAAAATTAAATGTCATATCTAAGTCCGGAGTGTTTTCCTTGATATGCTCACGAAATGCCAAACTATCACGTGCAAGGAGTTGACGATCAACAAAACTTTTAATTTTTGCTCTGTCTTCTTCTCCATCAATTGCTTTTATGACATACTTTAAACGAGTAGTGACCTCGGCAGTTTCATTTTTATTCTTGGTAAATTTCTTAAGACTTTTTAGTTCTGCATCAATGTTTTGCTCATCTTGATGAGTGAGAAGACTCCAATGGATATTCTTCTTGCTAAACGGAAGTTCAAAACTAAATAAATTACTACCTCTTTCGTATTTATCAAAGTCAAATTCTTTTGGTTCAACTTGTGATAAATCTATTGTGTCCTCAACATCTTCGTTATTTGATGGGTCTTTAAACTTAATCTTATAATCTTTTCCATAAGCAAGAATCCGTGAAGCCACAAATATCGCATTTTTATCTCCGACTAAGATTTCATCCAGTTTAACACCAGGTGTTATGATAAGTGCTTCAAGCAACTTATCCAAAACTACACCCTTTTTAATCAAATTCTGACTTGTTAAAATATCTTCCTCTTTTGCAGTCATGTATTTGATGTCTATCTTACCAGATGCAAGTGGAGATGTCGGATCATAGAAGTGACCTTGACTTGGTAAATCAACTACTTCACTTGGGTATTCAAACTTTTGTGCTTGGTCAGATTGCTGAGTAAACACAGGACCCGATTGTCTAGGTATAGCAGTTTCTTGCGTTGTTTGTGTTGCAGTCTTTTTATCTGCATCCCGTTTGAGAGCCTGCTTGACCTCATCGGGCATATCTATTGATTTGTTGTCTTCTTCCATATTATAACCTTTATTTAATTACATCAGTATAAACTGATATATATACATATACAAGAATTAAATTTTTTGACTTTTTTTATTAGATATCCGCAAGAGAAAATTTTAAAATTCCCTTGTGATCTTTATAGTCAAAGAATCCAGCATCTTTTTTTCCTTTCCAGGTTTTATTAGCAGTAACACCCAATTTCATATCATTGAATACTATTTTTTTACCACTACCCGTCTGAAACACCATTCTTCCTGCATTTGTATCAATATCATAATTTCTTAGGAACTTACCTGCTTTTACTTGTTGCATTAAATATTTTGCAAGTTTTGCATACGCAGCGGACAATCCTTCTAATTGTAGTTCAGATTGGGTTTCTTGTTTTATTTCCTCAAAGATGGAAAGAATTTGTGTTTTTAATTTATCAGACTTCATGTAAGAATAAATATATATAAGCAAAAAAAAAAACTTCCTTTCGGAAGTTTTTTTTAACATTAAACTGAATGTTTTGGTTATACAATTAGAATTGAAGAATTGCGTAATCGTAAGATATTGTCAATTCAACGGTCAATTTGTCACCGGTTTCCCAATCAAGTGTACCAAAGTTTGTTGAGTTACAGAATGCACCTTTGATTGTCCATTCTTCAACAAGGTCACCCACAGGACCCAAAGTGTTAATAACAAGGTCTTTTTTATAGAAGTCGGCATAACCATTTCTTCCGGTTACAGATTCGTGAGAAAGACGAATCCATTCCATTGCAGTCTGAGCCGCACTAGGAACTACTGGATCATAAAGTGTCATTGTGATGTCTTGCCATTCTGCCTTACCAGCTCTTAACTTTCTTTTGATATTGATGTGGTCCATTGTTTGTACATCAATAGTAAGGTTGGGACGAGTAACACTCTTAATAAGATAAGCAGGAACTCCGTCCATATACATGATAAAACGATTTGCTGTTTTCGGTTCAAATGCCGTAAAAAACATTTCTTCGGTTGAAATAACTTGTGCCATTTTTTTTGTTCTCCAGTTTAATGATTAACTTTTAGTATAAATATTGATCAAAAATCTGAAAATTCATTTTTTCAACCAACTAATATAAATAGTGTGTAAATTAAAAAATATATTTATTTATGTTTTGTCCTTTGTTAGTTTTTGTCCCACTAATTTTGCAGAACCATATACAACTGCACCAATAAATTGTAGGTGTTGTGGTCCGGGCCAAGGAAATGATAGTCCAATGACACCAGTTGCAAATAATGTCAACAAAGCCATGCCCTCTGGTCCTGCAAATAATGTTGATAATGTAAAACCCCCACCAAGTGCCATAATCATATCTCCCATATCAAAGTCGTAATCTGCATTACCCGTAAATGTCATATTTAACCAAATGTAAATCAAAATACCCGCAACTGCCAATCCTGCAATTCTTTTTGTTTTAGGATGCTTTGCTAGAAACGCATCTAAGTCTTTTAGTTTATCCTCAGTCCAACGACCAACCTTGGTGCTTGCTATATACTCACCTATTGCCTTTATTACTTGTTTGTATGCTTTAAATCCTTTTTTAACAAGATTAAATAAGTAACTTAAACTGAATTTAATTTTTGCGAAAAACTTAAATACAACTTTGTTTAAAAACAATTTTACTAAGTCTTTCAATTTGACTTTTATTATATCTTTTAGTTCCGTCAAAAAAGACCAAATCTTTTTAAGTTTTCCTGGAATAGCAAATTCATTCAGTTGGTTTTCATCTGCATCGAGTTTATTTTCTTTTACAAATTTACAAAACTCTTTGTATTGAAGTTCGTGAAGAATTTCTGTTAATGACATATCCATTTCTAATAAATATATATCTACACAAAAAAAACCCCTCTGCGAACAGAGGGGTTTTTAAATTTTAGAATTTTATTATTCTTATGCTTCGAAACTTGCACCAGTTGGTGTAAGGTTGAAGTCAAGGATAACAAACTCAACTGCACGTGCAGGTTGCAAGAATATCTGTCCGTAGAGGATATTTCTGTCAATAAGGTCAGGTGTGTTGTTTGACTCGTCCATGATAACACGGAAGGCATACAAACCATGACGTTGTTGAACATTTTCCAAGAACGGATTAACAATATTCAAGAAACGGTTGCGTGTAGATGCTACATTTTGCTCGAAAAGTAGGAATCTTGAAGAACTTGCAATGAATTTCTTAAGATTGATAAGCAAACGACGAACGTTAACTCTGTCCAATGCACTTGCACGACGTTGTAGAGTCTTTTGACCGAAAGCAACAATTCCTTGACCAGGAAACGCAGCGATTGGATTAACCTTACCTTCGTAAAGTTGATCTCTTTCAGCAAAGTTAAGACGATCCATAACAGTAACCGCAGCTTCGATACCACCACGATTTAAACCGGCAGGTGCAAACCACTCAGCAGCCGACTTATCGTTTGAAGCATAAACAGACATCATAAGTGCTGATGGTGGATATGGTTGCAATACGTTAGTTGCTGGATCAATGATTTTAACCCAAGGGTAATATGTTGCACAATAGTTACTATCGATTGTTGATACTTGTTGAACTGCATCGTCAACACGACCTGGTTGGTTGTGAGCACTTACGCAGTCAAGGATGTAAAAACAATCTTCACGACTTTCACATAAATCAACACCACGATTGATTACAGTTCTGTGAAGATCAAGACTCAATCCAGGTGTTACAAGCAAGTTAATATCAAACTCGTCTTGGTTGCTCAATGCAGCGAATGCACGAACATATCCCTTTGTTCCACTTGAGAATCGTTTACTACAATCTAAACCTTGTACGTTATTTTCTGTTATGTGTTTACCTAAGTAAATTGGATGATTTGGTGCTTTTCCGTCAAATCCACCTTGGAAACCTACCAAGAACCTTCTCAACTTAGCAGTTGCTAATTCGTCAACTGCGGGAGGATTAACAGGAATTGAATCAACAGCATATGAAGTTGTTTCTCCGTCAACTTCTTCTTCTACTTGACCAGGTTCATCCATGTAATAACCCATTCCGGCATCGTCAGACAAATAAGGAAGTGGTGCAAACAATTCAGAAGTGTCACGTGCAGTACGTGGAAGTTCTAAAATTCCATCAGGACTGCTTTGGTTAAACACTGCTCCATTGAAGTATCTTCCAGGTTGTCTTTCGTACTGAGAAGCATGAGAGTATTGGATTGGTGGAGTTTCGTATCCAGCAATTGGTGTGAAGTATGATCCGTGACCATATGGCATTGCATTTGGTGGAGGAGTACTATCAGATGGCATTTCAATGCGAATCCAATTACTGAGATTGATGTAATCACCATAGTCGATTAATTTACCTTTGTTATTGATGGTTGTGAAACGATCACCAATAACACGTGGTAAGTATCTAGGACTAAGTGGGTCTAAAGTAACTGCATCATAATTCTCAACAACGTTTTGACCACGATCAGAATCGTTGAACGCACGAACGATCAAACTAAATGTTCCGTAGTCCGAGTCTTGAATTGATCCAGGTGTTCTTACATTGTAAACACCAATTTTGATTTCACGATTAGCAGATGAACCCATGTTACGTGTCCAAACTTTGAACAAGTTGTAACGTCTTCCACTAATTTTTTGTGATTGAATCCAGGGAGTTTCCGCAGGACGACAACTAAATGAAACTGCTCCTGGTTGCCAAGGATCATCTAAAATTTCTTCAGTCTTTGAATCTTCGTATTCAAATACGATTGCTTCGTTTGATGTTTCAACTTCAACTTTATACTTAACACCATTCATGATGTTATTGAAAATTCGTTCTTGTGCATTTTCAAAGTATGAATAGAAGTATGCTGGTTCAATATTTTTCTTTGGTGCTCTACCGAAAATGTTTTGAAGACTATCAGGTGCTTTTGGATCAATGCTGAAAACATAGTCAGAATCATAATTTGATTTTAAACTTTGAATACTTTCAATAACCTCACCTGTATCTTCGTCAACGGTACGAACGGTTCTTCTAAGATAAAGTGTTGATTCAAAATTACCAACAACGACTTCGTTTCCTTCGTCATCAATAATTTCACCTTCATAAAACATTAAGGAAGTTTCTTTGTCAACCGTTGTATTTTCAAATCCATCACGAATTGCGTCTACTGCTGGTTGACCATTGTCTGCCCATAATGTGTTTGCCAATACACCGATAACAATTTCGTCACCTTCTTCTGGTGTATCAAGTGATCCTGTAAGTGAACCACTAAGTGTTCCACTATAATCTGTGGTGTCAGTTACAACTGCTTTAATAATCAAAGCATTTTCTTGACGATAACCACCTAGATCACCAACACGAACGATGGTTACAACACCTTGATGCTTTAAATATTCACGTGCGGTGAATGGTTGATAATATTTTCCTTCGGGAATCCCAAACAAATCTTCCAATTCTGCTATGGTTCTAACAATTGTGGGTGAGTATGCAGGTCCTCTTGAGAAGGGTCCTACAACCGCACCACCAATTTGTGAGATACCTTGTGTCAAAAAAGTTTGATCGATTTCTTTGGTGAATACTGCTGGACTTACTGTTCTTTCTGC